ACGACACAGCACGACACAGCAGGCACCAGGCTATGCCATGGATGCGACGGCTTGGTCAGAAAGGTCGGTAAGGTAGGGGCTGGTCGCATGCCTTTTTTGAACTGGTATTTTTTTTGGTAATGAGCAACGAACCCATGGTGGAAGAATCACCGGCCGGATGATAAAATACCCCCATATTAAAAAAAATGCACAGCGGTCTGTACGGCCTGCTCATACCGGTTTTGGACGCATATATACTTTACATGGAGATCGTTTACATAATAGCAGGTATATTTGTCAGTGCTGTCGTTATCGCACTGTATCTGGGTCATGTCAACGGAACACTGCTATGATCAAGACCACTCTCGTGATACTTGCCGTATTCATAGTGCCCGGTGTTGTCATGGGTGTGATCAGCAGTTACAGGGCGGGCCAACGACCTCATCGTGATGTGTACCTGAGATTCAAAAAATTTGCACAGCGGAAATAACGAATGTGCTACTACGAGGTCATAGTGAGCAGGGACACCGACGATCTCATGCACCACGAGTATGCGGCCTTCGTGACCGAGTCAGATGCGGATCAATTACGTGCCAGCCTAGAATCTCGCTATGCAGTTGTGGGTGTGATACGCATCACGAAAAAAGAATACCTGGCCGGTGTTTCTGAGATTTGAAAAATTTGCACACGAGAAATAAGTACTCATATAATGACGTGGATGTTGATAGGAATACTGATAGGACTGTTCATAAGATGCCTGTGCAGTCCCTATCGATCAGATGAAGACAAGTTCAAGGATCCATGGAACTGGACCACTTTCGGTTGATCCCACATACCTGTCATGCACACGCCACGGTGTGATCCGCACGTCCCGGATGATAAATTAGTGTGGAACATGGAATACACCGAGAAACACATCATATAACCCCCAATCGCCAATTTACCAAAATAGTTGGTTGACCTTTAGGTAATACCGTGCTATAATGAGAACAACTACACACAACCTAGAACCTAATTAATTCTAGGCCTTGGTGGCGGAACAACGCTTCGGCAGAGGTGTAACGCACACTAAATTCTTTTAGGCGCCCGAGTGGGTTGGTTTAGAAGGAGGTGGTTCGAGTAAATTTCACATTTAAACCTTGCAACAATTAGATGTGATCTGCTATTCGAAAGTTGGGGGTGAGTTCACAGCAAGGCCCTCCCAAGAGTGTGTAGCGACATGGTTGACACACCCGTCGGCCCTGTGTTACAATACACACATATGCCACTGACACCCATAGTGATAGAACAGACAAGCAAAGGCGAGAGAAGTTACGACATATTCTCGAGACTGCTCAAGGACAGGATCATCATGCTGGAAGGCCCGATATCGGAGCACTCCGCGAGCCTGCTGTGCAGTCAACTGCTGTTCCTGGAGTCACAGGACAGCACCAAGGACATCACGCTCTACATCAATTCCCCGGGCGGCCTGGTCACCGCGGGCATGGCCATATACGACACCATGCAGTATATACAGTGTGACATCAGGACGATGGTGATGGGACAGGCATGTAGCATGGGTTCACTGCTGGCCTCCGCCGGCACCAAAGGCAAGCGGATGATGTTGCCACATGCGAGACACATGATACACCAACCGTTGGGCGGAGCGTCGGGACAGGCATCGGACGTGGAGATACAGGCCAAGGAACTGTTGAGATGGAAGGACGAGTTGATCGAGGTGTACCACAAGCACACAGCACAGCCTGTTGATAAGTTGAGGACGGACATGGAAAGAGACAACTTCATGACCGCGAAGCAGGCCGTTGATTATGGCCTGGCAGATACTATTGTAGACAAGAGAGAAGATACTACTTCTTCTTGATCCAGTTGAGTGGATTTATTTTTTGGCCGAGATTTTCGACTTTTTCATTTACCCACCAACCTGCGATGAATCCTACTATGAATGCGATAGTTAAAAACATGCAATTATTTACCATGGGCCTGTTGATCTAGTTCCAGCATGTATTCCACCTGTTGGTTTATCAACTGCAACATGTCCTGTATCTCTTCCAGCACCTTTTCTCGCAGAGGACCCTTGGCGTAACGCAACTGCTTGAACAGTTCGTCTATGTTGACGTGATACTGCATCAACTGTTCCCTGGCCTCGAACTCGGCAAATGTCAATGGATGGTCGCTGTGTAAGGCAGTTGACAAACTGCATAATATCAATACAATAGTAACAAAACGCATCAAATATTTACATGAAAAGAGATTGTTTTTACAGGGTCAAAGTCACAAAACACAACAAGACGGAAACATACCATTGGGGTTACTTCCCCTACAGCATGGTATTGAAAGATGTCAGGCAACTGTACAAGGACGGAGCGGACGCCGTGGAACTAGAAATGGTGTCTAGGGATTATTTTGATTCGCTGTTGCCGTCACCCTTTTGATCCTCTGTGGACGCAAGATCCTTCTTGTCCTGACACTCCGCCGGAGCGAACATGCAACCCAAGATGTTTGCCATGCTGTCAAAGTCGGTGATACCCGTTGACCCTGGTTTGCTTGTCTTCTTGCCCTCGGGATTGATCACGCTCTCTGTGGATGTGACAGTCTGGGATTCAGCGGGGTGTGTTTTCTTCTTGTCAGGGTTGATCAGTATATCTTGATTCTTCGGACCGCACTGCACAAGCATCAACATCAACACCAAGCACAATGATAGACGCAATAGAATTTTATCTAGATGTTCTTGGTCGTGTTTTTTCATACAGATTATTTAATTGATGTTGATGGAGAGTTAACAGCACACACTTGGCGGCGGACGACCAAGTGATAAGTTTCTTATATTCCCTGCAATCTTGGATCTTTTGAAGTGATGTTCTTAGGTTCCTATTACTAAAAAATGACACCATCTAGGTGGAAGCCACTGTAGGAGCCAGGCTCTATTTCTTAATGGAATGTACACATGATCCAGACTCAATGCATCCAAATCTCTATGTTGTACTCTGAAATAAGGGTAGTCACAAGATGTGAAAATCAGATCGTAATTGTCTTCACCATCTTGGTAAACTCTTATTTGTAAATGTCTGAATGTGACGCTATGTATAAGTTTTTTCACACACTTCTCCTTTGTTCTTAAAAAAAGTGCGTTGCTTCGGTTGTCCTACTTCCGTCCCTTTGGGATCAACGTAAAGTATTTATTTTAACCGACGCAGTAAATTAATACTGGTGATTTACTATTTGTAAATTTTGTAAATTTAAATTTACAAAACATTTACATCATTTACAACATATGACTTGCTTTTCCGTGATTTTGTTAATAAGTTTACAATAAGTAAATTTACAAACAAAAGTTTACAAGGAGAATACAATGTACGAAGACAAGAAAAAATCTAAGAAGGTGTATGTTGAAAGTAGGTGTGTTTCTCGAGACGATTGCTGTTGGGATGAAACACCGGACAACGACATCGTGGTATCATCAAAAGAAAAAGAAGCGGACTGGCCAGCACACTGGAAGGTGGTTCAATAATGTGGCCCTATACAGATGATGAACAGGATTTCTTATCAGGTAGATAAGATCTTCGGTACATTTGGTTATTTTGGTTCTTTTGGTCTTTGTTTTTGACCTTAACAAAACACTCTTATACACAAACAACTGATATGCTTTTACCATGCGTGTGCAGGCGTCTATGTGCGTTTAAACGGTAGACTACACACCGTTTATAGTGTACTATATTAACACAAACGCCGCTTTAGCTCAGTTGGTAGAGCAACTGATTTGTAATCAGTAGGTCCGCGGTTCGAATCCGTGAAGCGGCACCATAGGGTAAGTAAATATTCCATGCAGTACGGATTCTATTCAGACAATCAAATACCAAAGTTCACAAACAACCATAGCGGGGTCAACAGCCACGGCTATAGATGCCCGGAATGGACACCATTGCCAAACGGTAAGAAGAACACAGTGGTGCTTGGTTGCAGTCACACTTTCGGAGAAGGACTGGAAGCAGATCAGACATGGAGTAGTATAGTCGCTAAAGAAAGTGCCACCGACAACCTTAGATGGTGGAACATGGCGCAACCGGGTGCCTCGGCTGATCTAATGACAAGGATACTTTACGCCAGCGAAAAGGTATTGTTCCCCAAAGTGATTGTATGTTGTTGGCCCGCGTGGAGCCGGAGAGAACTGTACGAAGATCAAAGCATTAACATAACAGGTGCCCACCACATGCTGAAACAAAACACAGAAATCAACGACAAGCACAACCTACTGCACAATGTATTCATGGTTGAGAAATTTGCCGAACATATCGGTGCCAAAACATTTCATTGCTTTGCAGAACAAGTTTATAACATAGACATGCCGCCAAACACAATGAGAGACCATTCTCTCGCTGACTGCTGGCCTATCTATGATAAACAATTTGAAAAGATTACAGACATCATCCAAACACCAGACCTAGCCAGTGATGGCAAACACTACGGTATAAAACATCATGAAAGATTCGCAGAACTTTTCCTAAGGAAGTACAATACTAAACTTAGGTAAGTGTCCAATGGAAATTTCTGTGTGCTATCTTGGGGTGATCCTTGACACTGTTCATTATTGAATTGTACTCGTCATAGTCGGGATGATCTTTTTTCCAAACCTGGTATTGTTTGATATCAGTGTACGTGTTCCAATCCTCTATGGGTTTAAGGTTCACAGCGTCAACGCCTAACCGGTCTGCCCATTCCAAAAGCATCGGAATCTCCCGGAAGTTATCTCGTTGAACCACAAAGTCGAAGTGCCACAGGAAATGGTACTGGTCCTTGACCTTTGATATGTGTTCCATATTTTCTTTTATCTTCTCCCATTTACCGCCGAGACGTATTTTCTCGTATGTGTCTTTTGTTGCACCATCGATGCTGACTTGTAGCATCTGTAGATTGTTAAACACATTCGAAAACCTCAACATCATTTTTTTTATCAACAGGCCATTAGTTTGTATGCTGTATCTTACACTGCCTTTATTTGGTGCGTGTTTCATTAGATATCTATAAACCAGACTTGCGAAAGGATCACCATCACTTCCAATTATGATGTTGAGTCCGTTGTCATCATGGTTTAAATAATCTATTACCTTGTCTGCTATTCTAAATTTCTTTTTGAGACTGTCCCTGTCGGTGTCGTATATCATTTCTGTTCTACAACTAGGACATCTAAGATTGCAACTTTCATCTATGCCCAGTCTAATGGTCACTAGTTCAACAGGTGGTACAAGTGTTGCTTGTCTCTGTATAAATTCGTTGTTGAGAAAGATACACTGCTTTGTGTTACAGTATTTGTATGACCCATCCAACATTGTTTCTCGTATCTCTTCTGCGTTCTCGTTCTCAAAGATTTGTTCCAAACTATGTTCGTGTAGATTGCCAACGGGTGCTGGTAACCATGCCTGGCAATCACACAGATAGACATCTCCTAACTTATCAACGAGCACTGTACTAAACGGTTTGTTACAAATAGCACTGAGGTTTAGATCCTTTTTGGTATCTATTCCATACCAGGCAAACTTCTGTTCGTCTATATTCATTTGATCTTGTTTGGATTAGTGATGAGGTCTAGAGTGATCACCTCATCAGGAGATGCCACATATGTGTCATTTTTTTGGTCTTGCTGTGTTGTATTTTTCGAAGGTGCATTCTTTAACCTACGCATGTCTCTCTTGTGTTGCTTACGTAGTTTCTTCTCACCTCGTCTGTTTTTGTAATCGTGATGTATTGCCATTTTAAACGCCTCATGCAAATATAATTATCCATTCTGCATACACTTAAATATAAAAAATGAAAGTTGCAATAGCATTACCATCTGCCCATAGGCACCATTATAAATTGAAGTTAAAAGACTTTCATGAAGGAATACGCAAGTGCGGAGATGAATCTATCTTAGTTGACCGCATGCCGGACCCTAGGAGATATGACACAGCGGTCATTTACGGAAGTTTCAAAACATACAGGACGTCACTGCATCATAAGATTAAAAACAGTATCAGCACACGTTTTAAAAAGTTCGTTCAGTTCGAGACTCCAGTGATAGGAAGAAACGCAAGGATAACAGATCACGAGCACGTGAGAGCCGGAGTCAATGGCTTCTTGTGGGATGAAGCAAAATGGGGATTCGAACATATTGACCACGAACGTTATAAAAAAGTTTTTGCTGAATGTGGAGTAGATCCAAACGTCTCGTGGAAACAGCGAGGAGATGATGTTGTGATATGTATGCAGAACCCCGGAGATGCCAGCCTGAGGGGCAAGGACATTTTTGAATGGTGTGAAGAAACCATAATCGAACTAAAAAAACATACCGACAGGCGAATAGTCATCAGACCACATCCGTTGCCGCGGCACGAGGACGAAAGAAGATACAAAGTGATTCAAAAGACATTTGACAATGTTGAAGTGGTGCAAAATATGTTACCGAATAATCTTAGACCGTTGGAGGATGACTTTAACAGGGCATGGTGCGTGGTAACATTCAGTAGCGGCAGTGCCGTCGATGCCGTGCTGGCAGGCATACCAAATATAGCCTGTGACAAAGGTAACATGGCCTACGAAGTCAGTTCGATATCTCTTTCAGATATTGAGTCGCCCTATATGGATGACAAACTTGATTGGATCAAAAAAATAAGTATGTGTCAGTACAGTAAGAAAGAACTAGCCGACGGAACATGTTGGCAACACATTAGGAAAAGCATATGATAACTCATCACCTCAGTAATGGTTGCAGTTTTAGTACAAAGAAGACTTACAACAGTTGTCATCAATATCTTGGAGAAAAATTAGGCATTGGCCCTACTATAAATTTAGCAAAGGGCGGAAGAGGCAATCGCCGTATAGTCAACACAACCATGAACTGGTTTTATCAGAATCCCGAAAGAATGAAAGACACCTTCGTGTCTGTTGGTTGGACCACTGCTTTTCGATATGACTACACCAGCACAATGAAAACTCCAAAAGAGAAACAAGGTGGATTGAAAGGAGAACTGTTAAAGTTTTCCTACCAATGGGGCACTTGGCAACTTTGGCAACATGATTTTTTTATGAGAGACAAAGACTTTGATCTTGAGTTAGACAGCACAGTCAAACTATATGAGGAAATATTAATGTTGCAGATGTTCTTACAGCATCACAAGATTCCTTACGTGTTCTATTGGGCACTCAGCAACGACTTACCAGAGAATGATGTAAACGGAAAACAACGTCCGGACCTGGCACTTTTCAAAAAGCAGATAGACACAAATCGATTTTTTAATTTTGAGGCTTCATCACATGTGAAAGACAATGTGCAGATGCAGATCAAAAACAGAAGCAGTGCAGACCACAAAGTTCAAGTGTCAAACGAGGATTATGTGCAGAGTCAGTTTGAATACGTGGCAAAAAACGGATGGACTAAAAGTGAAAATGATGGACACCCTAATCAGCAAGGTCATCACATGTGGGGACAACTTCTCTATGAGTTTGTAAATGCTAGGAAACTTTTATAGTTTTTGGTAGGTACTGTGAATTTATTTCCTGTGTCTTTGACATGAACTCCGCTCTGTGCTCGTCTCGCCATTTAAATTTTGCTCTGCTACACGTGTTACATATCATATTTTTTTTCCTGTCCGAATACTGCTTACTGTAAATCATGTTGTGATATTCTCTTAATCTATCCCATACACCTTCTATTCCTATTTCAAAAACATTTCCAAAGTTTGTCTGCTTGGTGGCATCATCGCAACACAATACAGCAGTGCCGTCCACCATTACTTCGAGCCTACGCAGGATCTTTCCATGAACCATTGCACAGCCTTGCACGAATTTATCTTCGTTGATGGTCATTCTCACACCATCGTCTTCGAATTTGTTGTAGGTCAATCTATTCTCCAACCATCCGACTTTCTTTTTTACTCTACCGAGAGTCAGTGCCTGTAGTTTTTCTATCACAGGACCGTATTGTTTCCTTGTCGGGTGTTGTATTTTATTTTTTACTCCTATCACCATTTTTTGACTCAGTTCGGGGTAAAGTTTTTGTACCATGCGTAATCTTGCCTGTGTCACATTCCAGTCGAGGTCCATGTATTCTCTTATCTCTTTTTCGTTGTAACCAATTATCGAGATGTTAATGTTAGCAAGATTTTTTATGTATCTTTTCATTATGTCGCATTTTTTCTCTGAGAAACTTACAGCGTTTGTCGTGATGATGACTTTTAGATCGTGCTTTTCGGCAAGTTCAAAAACCAATTCCAGGTCTTTGCAAACCAAAGGGTCAGAGTACCTCCATGGTTGTATGGTTGCCTTCATTTTTGGAACTTTGTGTTTTTCAAGTCCTGCCGCGAACTGTCCTATCAGTTCTTCGATCTGTGGCCCTGACATCTTTTGTCCTCTGTATTCTTTGTCCTCTTGCAAGAATGTGTAAGGACAACAGAAACATTTTGCGTTGCAGAGATTGACTGGTTCGAACGCCAATTCCACTGGTGTTGGCAGTGTTTGATCTATCATGCTAATATTTAATGTTATTTGGTGACTCTGAAAGCGGCCTGATACATGCAGGTTCTTCTTATGGGTGCAACTCCCCGATCGAACTCTCTCAACCATTCGTTCAGTGCCAACCATTCGTGTTTGTACCAGTTGGACATTTTTCCTGAACCTCGGAAGTTGGCTATTTCGTCGAACACCAAGATTGTTTCCGGCACTATCCTGTCGTTGAGTTTGTTCAGCACAGTTTTTGCTGACGAGTAAAGGTCGCTGTCTATGTGTACATATGCCATTGGTCCTTTGTGTTCTTGTAGCCATGTATCTATAGTATCCTTGAACCATCCTTTGTGGCATTTCACATTGGGAGGAAAATTTGGTATGTCCACGGTCATGTCTCCCTTTTGGTATCTGTTACCTCCATCATGCCATTCCTCTGGTAGTCCTTCCCAACTGTCGAATGCGTGTATTTCCTGATCGGGTTTTGCCTCTAATAGGTATCCAATGGTTTGTCCCTCACGAACACCGAACTCTGCCCAGTGTCCTTCTATCCATGGATCCTTTGCTGTGTCATGCATCCATTTGCGTCTTGTCTCTACCACATCAAACTTTCTTGGTTCTGATGCATCTGGATTTCGATATACCACAGTCAATGGTGAGTATACCATGTCAGACATCAAGGAATCATTATGGTATTTGTCTTCCGCGTGTGTTTTCAATGTCAGCCTTAGATGTTCATACACCGTCACCGCGGCGTGAACATATTTTGGATTCATTGTGTATTCTAACGTTGGCATGTGTTGAGTATACAACAGAATTAGTTGTGATGCAAGTATTTTTCTAGCCTAAATCCTTTTACATCGTAGCACTCGAGGTATTCGGAATTGTTACTGTGCCGTACGGTGCCTTGACCCCACACCACATCATGATCTCTATATGCGAATGCTCTCTTTATGGTGACATCTATGTATTGTCCATTACCAACTCCTAGTGTGAGGAATGTCACATACTTGCCTTTGTCGCCACGGAACACCCGTCCGTTTGCTATCATGCCCGCGAACTCGATCTTGTCGAGGTATAACTCTTTCACGTACATGCCCGGCATGAAATCTCTCGAACTCCACCACCCATACTTGCGATATTGGAACTCTGGTGTGTCCCAATGGTCGGACTTGCTTGGTGTGACCACTTCTATGCCCACACGCTTGGCCTCTGTCCTGTACACCCATCGCTTGTATGATCCCTGACAGTGCTTCAGGCACGATTGCCAAAATTTCTCTTTGTTGTGTACCTTCTGGTATGCCAACGCCCATATCAGTCTGCCGAGGTTCACCGCGTGTGCCCTACACAGACCAAATCCCGACAACGACTGTAACATTGTTATGATCTCATCCTTGCGTGGATCATTGCCCAGCCTTGTTATAAATTCCATTATCTTTTCTTCGTTCTTTTTTGCGAACGCTCTCCTGTACATGTCGGCCTCATACTTGTCGATGTTCAGTACCTCGGATATTCTGTCTATGGCGTCGTCCTCGTACACTATCGTGTCGCTCATGCGTTCCTGTGACCAGTCATGAAACATGGTTGCTTTCTTTCGTCCGGATATGGCCACTGGCCTTATCAGTGCTGTGGCGAACACACAGTCCTTCATGCTCTTTGGTTGTATGGCCCTGAACAGTCTCCTCATTGCCGGACTCTCTGCCTGCGTTACTCCCAATACATCTCCTCTGCACAGGAGGTCAGATGTGGCCTGGTCCTCTTCCGGATAGTCAGCCAATCGCGTGGTGGGATCTATCTCCAACAGTTGGGACAGACCACGGTTGGCCAGTATGTCCACCTTGAGGTGTTCGAGGTCCTCCACTTCGTTCTTGTCTAGCAGTATTTGATTTTCAGCCGTGAATAGGCTTTTGGGTAATTGTCTTTGAAACATCAGTATTCCTCCGCAGTGTTTTGATATGCATCTTTTTTTGCCTTTAAGTTTGTTCTCTATGCGCCTTGCTTCGATTGGATCAACACCAACCGATTCATATGTAAACCTGCGAGGGAGATTACCCTTGGCACCCAATCGCTTTGCCGCTTCACGCCTTGCCGACTTATCTTGATAGAGCACGTAGTTTGATATTCGGGCAGACTTTCCGGGCCAGCGATCAAATATTCTCTGCATGACCTCCGCCTGACGATAATGGGGGAAATCAATATCAACGTCAGGTAGGTCGTCTCTGTTGGGATTGAGAAATCTTGCCACGGGTATTCCCCACTCCACAGGATCTACATCTGTTATGCCAAGCAGATAGCAGACAAGGGACGATCCGGCAGAACCTCGGGTCATGTGTGGTATGTCCCTGGTGATTGCCATTATGTCACATATTTGGATGAAGTAGTCTACGAATCGTAGTTGAAGGATGAGTTGAGTTTCCTCGGCTAGCCTATGCGTGTATTCTTCTGTGCCTGGACATTGCCTAATGAATCTATCGTACAGCCTTGTGATGTCGTTTAGTTGTTTGTCTTTTTTCATGCCTATGTTTGCCTGTATTGCCTTGAGCAATTTTATTTATTACTCGCGACAAACAGACAAACAAAAATAGGCAGTTGTAATTGTGCTTTATGAGAGGTCAACAAGTAATCTTACGCAAAATTACTGCTTTCGCTGTTGAAAAAATTTACGCTTACGCAAGTTTGTTTTGGATGTCCGCAATTACCATTTCATACAAAGATTCGTTGTTAGGATGGTAATCTTTCATTCCCGGTATGCTTTCAAGCAACTTACATCTTTCGATCACGCTGTCGAGATACCTCACGTTTTCTTCTTTGTCAAACAAAGCGTTTAATACAGACTGATCCTTTACGTGTTTGCTCAATGAATAACATTTGTGAAAAGGATTCTCGGATAACATTGCCTGGTACATAGGTCGCATTGTGGATAGAACACAGTTGTCGATGAACGCTGTTGTCATGTTTAGGTTACAAAGGTCACCTATCTTTTTTTGTAGTACGGCATGATAACTGTACAGTAGGTCTTCAAGCAATAGATTTATTCTATCATACGTCTTGTGTTTTGCCATTTGCTTAATTGTCTCGTCCTCTGATGATCCTCTCAAGCACTCGCTGTAATAGACAAAACAGTTTATGTTTTTAAATTTTTCGGACAGCAACTTAATATCATTTATAGTAGTTGCATTGATCTGACTGTTCCAGTTGCCCTGCACTGCCGCATTGACAATTAATTGACTTGGAAATGTTTTGTTTAATAAGGTCTTGAAATACCTGTTATCACACCAACTGTCACCGTTTATATAAATGACACTATTGTTCTTCATCTGAATGAAGTTCGTTCAGCAATTCTCTTAATTTGTTTCCTTCAACATTCGCTTTGACCTTGCCTACCGAATCGCCCTTTCTTGGATCTATATCCTTGTCGGGTCTTGCATCTGTTGGTGCACCGCTTGGTGTAATTTTGCTTTTTTGTTTGAGGTTATCATATATTGTTGAAGTTTGTTTTTTAAACTGTTGGTACTCTGGATCCTCTGCTAGGTCTCTTATTCTTAATGTGTCTATGTCAAATTCCAAATCAATTTTTTGTCCAACACCAGAACTTGATCTTGTCTTCATAAATTGTATTTGATATCTGCCACGCTCTTTCATTGCCCTGGATGTAAAAATACCAACAACGTTATCTGCTGTTTGCACTTTCGATAATCCTCCAGCAATGTGAGAATGATCAAACTCGATCTCTTCGACTGATGCCCTGTTAAGTTGCGATGCCGTGGCCATTATAATGTTTGATTCTGTTGCAAGATTTCTTAATTCTTCAGAAACATATTTGTCCTTTATAAAAAGATCCGCGGGAGACACACGTTTAGATTTTGGCATCATGAGATCCAAATAATCTATCAGTATACAATCAATATTTTTCTTTTGTTTTAATTGCAATTCTTTTATGTACGCTTTGAGATCGTTCACGTTGCTACCACTTGGCAGATATTTTATCTGTATACCACCTGATTTCTTTGACATCATTTTGACTTTCATTTCAACGTTCTCGATATCTTTCATTACTTGCCTAGTTGGTATGTTTGCTAACATCGAATCCAATCTCATTGCCACTAACTGTTCACTCAACTCAAACGAGATGTACGCACAGTTCAAGCCAGCGGTTGCCCAGTTGACTGCTAGATTCTGTAGGAATAAACTTTTGCCTGCTCCTGATCCACCTGCAAATATGTTTAACTCACCTTTGTTGAACCCACCATATAACTTCTTATCAACATTGGGCCACCCTGTGCTGACCTGCCCGTTGGAGTTTTTTAAAGCCTCCAACCTACCTCTTGGATCCTCGAAGTAATCTGTACCTAAGTCTTTTGTAAGACTAATGCTAACTGCTTGTTTAATTTTATCTTCTACTGGATTGTAATCGCCCTTTTCAAGTAGATCCGCTGACTCTAAAATCGCTTTTTCCATTGCTTTGTGTCTTGAAAAGTTTTCAAACTCATCAAGCAACCAAGTGAAATGACTTGGATCGAGATCCTTTGCTGATTTCAGTTTGATTTCGTGTTTAGCATTTACTTGATCAACATCGGGCATCACTTTGTATTCATCCGAATATTCTTTTACGAACTTGGCTATTGGTTGTAGTTTTCTTTCAAAATGCACAGGATCAAAAATATTCTGTGCCCTAGCAAACGATTCGGCATCTGCCAAGAACATTTCTAGATATAATTTTTGTACATCAAACGAATAATCAGCCATACATCTTTCTCTTTAAATCTATTTTCAATTTACTTGACTCTGTTGTTTTTAGTATTGATTGTAAAGTAAACAGCCTGCCATATTTTAACACAGCATCTGCCACATCGCCAACCGTTTTATCCCATTCTGGAAAAGCAACGCTCCATCCAAATTCCAATGCCTGGTCTACTAATTTTTGTCCTGGAGCATCTCTGTCCGGAACTACTATGACTTTTTTGTTAAGGCCATTAAGCAAATCCCTTTGTGTATCATTTACCTCTGATCCCAATATGCTGACCCCAGATATGGTAATAGCATCAAAAGGTCCTTCGGTTACTATTACAAACTTCCGTGACCAGTCTTGTGCGTCCATATTGAAAACGTAACCGGGTTGTACTTCTGTAAAGTATTTTGCTTTTGGCGAATCAGTAAAACTCCTACCCGTGAATCCAACAATGTCTCCTTTCCAGTAAAAAGGGATGATCACACGTTGATCAAAATCAAATTCTTTCACAGGTGAGTAACTGAAATCATACCAACTTGGATCAATTCCTCTACTTGAAAGATATGTTAAGAATTGGTCTATTTTTTCATACTGCCTGTCAGTAAGATCTTTTGCTAGATATTTTTCTAACCATGTTTCAATTTTTTGTGCGTTCTTTGGAAGTGTTTTTTTATTGAAGTTTACAAATTTTTTCTTCTCATATGTTACACCAGACTCTTCGTGCCTCATTGCCTCAATGGCTAATTTTTTAATTACATCATCGGCAATGCCAAACCATGACATAAGTTGTCTCATTTTATAATTGAGTTTACGTCCAATAACGTAACTGGATTTGAATCCACAGTTGAAACAATGATAACTTAACGTGCCATCGGCAGATAACATTATGCCTCCCCTTTTCCTTTTGTCTGCGTTCTCTCCGTTGTAAACACAACAAGGTGCGTTGAAGGATATCCATCCGGATGGTGTCTTTTTTTGCCCAGGAGGCAAGGACGTCAGAATAGTCGACTGGATCAGGTTCATAAAACTATTTTACTGTCTATATAGGATTTTGTCAATCTTACCAGTATTACCAGAAGCGTTGCCCCATGAGAACCTAACGTTTTGGTAAACACCTGTAAAGTTGAAATGTGTAACCGTTGTTGAATTTGTCAAGGTTACTTTGTCTGATGATTGTCCGTCCAGAGTGATGTTAAAATAGTCGGCATCCACCGGTGAAGTGCTTACCATTGTGCCTTGCACTTGTAACTCTCCACTAAAATTTTTGGTGTAAACAGCAATGCTGTGTAATGCTTTATTGTTGTTTTTTCCAGGCTGGGCATCAACCGCCGCACTTGTTTTTGATTGTGGGCCTGTGGTAACTGTGAAACTGTTGACTTCTGTACTCGCAACAAACTGTGGATAGGCAGTATCCAACAGTTCAACTGTGCCAGCGGCCGCGTAACCTGTATCAGAATATGTAATTGTTCTACTACCATCTGATCCAATTTCCCTAACGGAAAAATTATAAAATTTTGCATCTAAGTCTAGTAGATCGCCGTCTGTTATGGTGCAACTTGCATCACCTCTTGTGCTTACAGTGGATCCATCGTCCAACACAGTCAAATTTTTGGTAAGCACAGATTTCTTGCTTTCTGTATCAATTAAATTAAATTCGTATGTTTTTGATGTAATATCCTGCGCCTTTTGATCCTCGTTTTTGAACGTGAAGGTTATAGGGTTATTAACCCCTCTGTGCAGTGTTAAACGTCTATCGTACACTTTTGAGTTCCTCCCGTGATAACCATTTACATAGGCGATTACCAACTGTGATAGTAAATACCTTGATACTGTTTGCATAATACATATTTAACAGTATTTATAGATAGAGCATGAACAAGATTTTTGAAACCTTAAAGGAAAATTTTCCTTTTTTATCGCTTATTACCAAAGGCGATCTGGAGTTTGTAGGCATAATACAAAACCAGGATGCCAATGTAACTAGTTTCTACGATTATGGCAGGATTCTGCTACCAAAGGACAAAATGGCATTTCTCAAGTTAGGACAAACTTGGTGGTGGGAAAGTAATAGGCAAATACCAATAAACATATTCCTCAAGAAGGACTTTAATTACTTTAGAAGCACACTGGTCACTTTAGCATCAAAAGACATAAAAATTATGCATGGACCTGTTGTAAAATTGGACGACATATCGAAGAAGCGGGTTAAAAGGAAAACAATCCAGTTAATGCGTAGACCCACTTAATCTTCTTTTTTTTCAGGAAGTATAGCACCTGTTGTAAGATAATGTAATGTTAAAGGACTATCCGGCTGATAACTGTTACTCTCTGAACGATAATTTGAAGATTTTCTTTTAGATTTTTTTGTGGATTTCTTTTTCTTTTTTTGATGGTACATCAAAACTATATTTAGTCTAGATGTCTTTTTGTGCTATGATAAGGCTGTTTGTCTGTATGTTGAATCTAGCATCAAACTCCATTGGTTTTTCAGGATCTATCTTGAACCCGAGTGTTCTCCAGAGACTTCCTGGGTAGAAGAGATCAAAATGCTCACCGTTTCTGTGCAAAGTCCATTGCACTTTCAAATAAGGATGTGCTATCTTTTTTTCATCGAATCTAAACGATTTAGTGAACATGTGTAATTGTTCCGTTGTCGTGCCATCTATATCAAACTCTGCGATGCTTTGTGCCGTTTCAATTTCTACGACATCGTCGTGCAATCTTGCTGACTGCAGGTTGTGTGTCTGATCTATGTTTACTTCTTGATTGTATCTGACCTGTCCTTGCGGCTTCCAGTTGTCTCGGTATATCTGTACGACCTCGTTCATTGCATCCTTGAATCCTTTATGTAAGTTTACGCCGGGATCGAAATCATTCTTGTCGAGTTGATCAACTACACTTATTTTCAATTCTATCTTGGATGGTATGACTGTGCAATTTTTCGCCAGCGGAAACTTCTGTAGCACATAGTCTGTGATGTGCGTGAAATTTTGTATAAAGATGTCGCTGGCGAAAGTTTCACTCATGACAAAATCTATTGGTTCTATGTCTAACTTCTTTGGATCGCAGTCTAGAACGTCCATGTGAAATATTTTTATCTTGTCTTGTAACTTTGCCTTCTCGATTAGGTGTTGTGACAGTTCATAATTCTTCTTATCAATCTCAAAACCATAAACTTTTTTCGCACCAGCGTCGATTGCCATGACCGACAAAAGTCCTGTGCCCGACCCCACGTCAAGGACAACTTTGTCTTTACATTCCGCGAGGCAGTTTCTATAAAATTTATTACGTGGTTGATCATTCAACATTGGCAGGTCTATTCCAAACCCACTGCTGAAATCAAGGTTATGTAGTAGGTGTTTCTTTAAGTTGTGCATTTTTTATAAGATTCATTTGTACAACAATCGCATGTGCGTATGCAACTGCGTGAGACTTCTTGAAAAAATACGAACCGTCTGTTGGTTTTTTCCAAACGTCTTCTAAAATCTCCTTCCAAAATTTATATAGCAGATGTCTCTTGGCAGGTCTAATAATTGCCAATACAGCCGCTAGTTGTTCTATGTTTTTTGGTTCCAGTTTGCTCACAATATCAAAATGTCCATTCAGATGGAAAAGTTGATCAACTATCACTTTGTCTTTCAACATGTCCCAGTCCGGCTCCTGTATCATCAATGTTACCAAATCCTGTTCTGATTTTACGTCCTTGTAGATGTTAACATTCAAACAATCTATCTTGAAGTATCCTCTTTCTTCCGCCTCTTTATAATCTATGCTGGCTTCTTTGCTTATTGGATCTGTAGGAATGCTGTGGAAGTAAACACCTGTCTTGTGCTTCTCGGATTGATCATTTTTTATGATACTGGCCGCTGTGTGCTTGAATAATTTCAATGCATTCTCCCTATCAAAAAAATCAATATCTACATCAGGCATTAGTTCATTTTCCTTTTGTTCATTTGTTCAAAAACTTTCAATCCAGCATTGGGTTCAAAAAGTTCAAGTATCTCTGTTACTTTTTTTGTACCTTTGCTTTCTTCTATATTGTCTTTGTATTCAGGCAAAATAAGTTTCTTCAATTTGCCATTGCTTCCAACTACCAAAAGACTGTCTCCGAGTTCTATCTCGATCATGTCGTCAATTTTTTTACTCAATTCTTGCCTCCTTGGCAGTTTCTTTTACAAATAAAAGATCAGCAGGGTAGTTCCTGAACTTATTGTTCCAAAAATTTGGATCAATAAATCTATTGATCATTTGTAATTGTTCGTCAGTAAAAGATTGTAACATTTTTTTGCCTGCCGGACAACCGAGAACTAACCACGGTGATATCCTACCATATTGTATGTGCTGGACGGCTCTTGATGTATTGACTAACCTGAAATAGTCACTCCACTGGACACTTTGTTGTTCTGCCCATTCCATCATTGTCTGTATGCTTCTACGTAGTGCGTCTTCGACTGTTTCGGATCGTAAAACATCCACGAGATATGCTTCGTACAAATCGTCCCTCGCCCAGTGATCGAGTTTGATCTTAGAAGTTATGACATAGTCTATAAATTTTTCTGGATACAAAGGATTGATGTGGTTCAGGTGTCTGCCAAACTTCACAAATGCATTGTAGTAGGCCGACTTACAAAATTCATCGTATGTCTTTGGCTTTCCACTTCTTTGGTGTATTTCATAAAATCTTTGAAAAACAACAAATGCAGTTTGCACCCATTTTTCATTTTTTTGTAGATGCCTGCGTTTCTGTTCGCAAACATGTACCTGTAGTGTTCTTTCTCTAGTGAAAGTCTTTCCGCAGTAGGGACACTTATTTAGATTTGATTCCATGGTCCTCTAACAGTTCTTCAAGTTCTTTGTCAGTAATCAATTTGTCCAAGGTTTCCAAATCACTCTCTTTGGCACTTGGAAATATTTCAAGCAACTGTTTCATGCTTTTGTTTGGGACCTTCTTCATTGGTTTGATCCATGGATGAAACTGTTGTTTCAATGATCCGCACATCGCAGTTAGGATCCAACACAGTTTTTTGTGTTTGCCTGACAACGTAAACAGATGCTTGTTAACACATTCGTTGACCATTTCAACATAATGCTCTTGATAAAACTTATCTCCCGAGACAGAACTTGCATATCGCATTATCATATAAGGTGAGTACAAAGACCGCTCATGGTCATCAATCCTATCATAGTAATCTTTGTTACGGAAATCAACTGCCTTCAACCCGTTACGAAGTTCGAAAAATTTTCTTTTACTTTTTTGTTCCATATTTTAATCCAAACATTGTTGCCATTTTAGCATCTACAAACTCAACTTTCAACTTATAATTTTCACATCCCCATCCGGATATCTCTAATTTTTCCTTCTTTAACCATGCCATAAAATTGTCTAACCAATGTTGTTCCATCCATATGACTGTGTTGTCCACAATCATCACTGGTGCCTCGATTGTTACAGTTTTACCAGGCGGAGCCATAATCTATGTTTTCACATTGCTTAGATATGTCCTTTACGAAATAAGCACATCTTGGATTGTGTTTGTCCTCTAATGGCACTGCTAGTAACTGGCCAGACTTCATTTTTGGAAAGTACCATTTTATGTCTTGATAAATGTCCACGATGTCCACTTCAAAAAAATCAGGCTTTGATCCTGTAAGTGGATTGAAAGTGAATGCTTCGAATCCTCTATCATTTAAACTTGTAATTGGTAGCACATGTAATTCACCTTGCTCCGCTTCTCCTATGATCATTTTCCAATCTAATGGCATTTTGATTTTGTGAGGGCCAATTTGTAGCACGGCGGCAGGTGCATTGAAACTTTCTAAAAAAATTAAGGGTATGTAATAGTAATCAGGATCCTGCGGGTTTGAATTGTCCAACACCGCAAAACGTAAACTGTCGTCCACGTACTCTGGTATCTTTTCTAAAGTGTATGTTTTATTTTCTAATGTAAGGATTTTCATAATCTATCTTTTGTATATTATACGGATAATTTGCCTCTTTGTAAAACTTTTTTCTTTGTCCTAGATGTCTTTTTGCAAACTTACAAGAACTAGTGATGTCCCAAATTTGGACATTATCCTTGTCTTCTGCTTTTCTGATGCCTCTGCCTATGGATTGTATCACTCTCACAAAGGACTTTCCTGGTTCTATAAGAACAAGATTAAAAATACGAGGAATGTTAATGCCAACAGCGGCAACTCCATATGTGGCAATGATAACTTTATTTTTTGCAGTAGATACTTCATCGTAGTGTTCCTTTCTGTCTGGATTTTTGGTTGCTCCAGAAATGAATACAGAATCTTTGATCTTCTTCTCTAGAATTTCTCCAGCGGATATTCTGTCCACAAGTATTAATGTGTTTCCAGAATTGGAAATGTCATCTATTTTATTTGCAATCCATGACATCCGAGTGTCGTCGGTCGTTAACCATTTTAATTCTTCCTGGTAGTTTTTAAATTCTGGATGATCCTGCGTCTGTAAAACATTCACGTTACACTGTGCCAACACACCTTTGTCTTGTAATTCTTTTGCCGGAATCTTGTTTTTAACATCTCCTATGGAGCATTTCAAACCATAGAATTCAAAGTCCGCTTTTGGTACAGTACCGGTCAGGCCCCATCGAATACCACAATGTGCAAAAGGTCCTGTCAGTAATCTTTTTAGAACATCTGCTTTGGCCATATGCACCTCGTCGACTATGATAGTATTGACGTCTTGCATGGCTTCCAGGAATTCTGTCGAATGTTCGTTTTTTGATTTCTTTTCTAGTATGTTTAATGATTGCCAGGTGGCTATTGTATTTTGTCTACCTAGTTCTTTTCTATCTCCGTAATATACGCCAACATCGAGATTACATGCAACAAAGTCGTCTTCTGTTTGTGTGACTAATGATTTGTTTGGCACTATCGTAAGCGTCCTACCGTAATTTTCAACAAGTTTGCACAAGGCGGCTGTGATTATTGTTTTACCTGCTCCTGTGGCAACCTCTTGGATGCTTTGAGGATTTTCTAAAAATTTATTAATAACTTCGACTTGATAATCTCTCAAAACAATATCTTGTCCTGCACACGGATGATTGTCAGGCCATTGAATGCTTGATAAAAAATTTTGATCTATCAATTGGAATTCAAAATTATGCTGGTGTCGTTCATCTTTCAAATCAACGTACACGCCTGCATCTTCCAATATTGGAAGAATTTGATCGACCAGTGCCAAATATGTTGTACCACCAAGACCAAAAAACGAAACCTTTCCGTCCCATCTTCCGAGTTTTACCGCGGGTAGATGCCTGGCATAAGGTATCTCAAATTTAAATTTGGTGTGTAATTTTTTTCTGTGTTCTAAAGATAAATCTTGAAACTTTACGTTTACCTCGTCTTTAATTACCAATTTGCATGAACTCATTTTTATACTACTATGTATTTCTTTTATCAGTTACATAGTACAATCTTTTTGGAATATTATCAACCACCTTATTGACAAAGTCCGAACTGGTAGGCCAAAAACTTGTTTCGGTAAATGGAAAAGATGACTGCAAATTGTCTATATCTTTCTTCATTGGTGGATTGAATCTTGTATCTATGCAAAATATTTTTGTTTTTTCGTTTGGCTGTGTGTTAATATTTCCTATCCAGTGAAAAATATCTTTTAATTTACGTTTGTACTCATCCTTTATTATACGTCCTGATCTCCAAGTCAATGCTTGTTGAGATGAAAAACATATTTGATGCGACATAATACCAGCGTTCCGCCATGCTTCTATCCACGAAAGTAATTCGTCGATGTCTTCGTTCTGTATCAAGGATGTACCTACCATCAGGCAAGGAAATAAATTTAAGTCAATGTGTGCTTTTACAAAAGCATCTTTTGGATATAGACTCCTGTCCACGGCGATGAATTGTTCTTGTGCAAATGCTATCTTCTTGGTTAGATTGGTGATATCATGGTTATGGCGAATATCAACACAATAATCTTTCAACATGTCTACCCTTTGTAGGAATGGTTTGCCTTTTGACCTATCTAAAAAGTTCTGCTCCACGGCAGGATCCACGTGATTAAAATTTATTAAAATATTGTCTATGTCTATGTAAGGTTTTTTGTAGGCTTTCTTTTGTAATTGAACTGCATAAAAGTCCTCTGCTATATCGTCTAGTATTTCAAAATCATAACGCACTGCCAAAAGGAAACACCAATATAAAGTTGTATCTGCATAATCTAAAATCCAATGTTTTTCTTCCTGATCAAATGTTACTATGAGAGTTCCTTCTACTCTTTTTTTGATACACCGCATATAATTTACTAATTTCTCTTGGTAAGGAAATTTCATCACTAAACATTTTCTGTTGCCGGGTACGAGCACCTTAAGATATTTTTGTTTGTCTATCACTCTGAATGTAGATTCAAATACCGGAGTCTTCAATAACTCCGAAATATCTATGTTTGCGACTGCGAGATTTTTCTCACATTGTTTGAGAATGTAAATTGCTAGTTTGCCTTGTTTTTCCGTCCAAGTCCATCTGGCCATTGATAGACTCATGGCCTTGTTCTTTAGGTTGATATCGGAGCAGAAATCATCATTATATGCTACTATATCTATAGCCTCTTCGATTGTTTTTATTGTACTATTTTGATGCATGGTAATTTGATAATTACTATTATAACATACTATATTGGTTAGTCAATGAGCAAAAGCGTAAAAAGTAAAAGAATATCGAAAAAAGTAAAATTACGTATGCGTAATGCACTCGAAAAGCGAGCGACTGTAAAAAATTATTATCCAACAGAATCCGTTGCCTACAGATGGTTTTATATCATTAACAAGTCTGTCTTCAACAGCATGTTACCAAATGTTGATATCCACATAAAGCGTTGTCCAACTTATTGGGGACAATGTGTAGCAGATTGGGACAACAGAAAGTCACGCAAAGGTACATGCAGACAGGATGTCATACCTTACGAAAATCCTACAATCAGATTTTATCTTGAACTATCGACCAAGTTTCCTACTTGGAAAGATTTTTTAGAAACTTTGGTGCATGAAATGGTGCACCTATGGCAAATGTCTGTAATCAAAGATCCAACATCAAGCCATAATAAAAATTTTTATAGTTGGAGAGAAAAATTGGCTGGCATCAATTTAAAACTGTAGATTCAAAAGTTTTATAATCAATCACACTCGTATTTTTTAAGTCAGTTCCTGTCTGTAAATGATTCATGTATTCTTCGGGATTGTCATTTACAACTGTGAAATTACAGTAAGGTCTTTGCTTGATCATGTTTCTAAATTGAGTAAGCCATTCTGTGAAAATTACATCGCTGTGGCGTTCGCCGTAGTTTTCTGTGTCTTGATATATGTTATTCAGTTGATTCTTGCCATATTCTCTGAAATCAAATCCAAGCATGTATATATTTTTATGTCCATGCACAGTTGATATCCAGATAGCCTGATTACCAGAAGTGTAGTGTGGATTGTTTGGAATAAGCACCAATCCTTTGTTACGATTTACTTCTAGGCTAGGAGCGTAACACCAACATTTTTCATAAACTTTATTCTGTGATATTTCTTTAGACATTTTTGCGTCAACACTTACCAAGTACGTTGGAATAAAATCTCTATACAGTGCGTTGCATCCATAAATTTGTCCTGATGCTTGTAATTTTTTTAGGTCAAAATTTTTCCTGCTGGGTCCATTACCTATGATGTAAGCATTACCTTCTGGCACCGCCTTTACTTTATCTTCATAGAATTGTTTCTCTTGTATTTTTTTGCCACCCTTGATAATAGTCTTTACGATTACTTCTTCACCATTGTACTGTGTCCACTCTATGGGTTCGATCACGTTACGTTGATTTAAGTTTATGGTTTTCATTTAATATATTTTTCCTGTAATCTATTTCTTATTCTCTGCCATGGCTCACCTAAACGTATCTCATCAATAGTCCATTCTGTGTATGCAAGTTGACTAGACCAATTGGTTCTGTCTGGCATGGCAGGATGTTCTATGTCCGCAAACGTATGATTACCAACGTCGTAGCAAAGACTATCTTCAGAAACAAATACCGGTATTCCATGAATGACTGATTCCATTGCTGGATTACTAGAATGATTCACTACTGCCCATGTGCTTTGTAAAATTTTTTTGAAGTTTGTGTCATCGTAAGTTGTGAAATCACGTATGGGTTTGTTAATTCTCACGTGTTTCCATCTTTCGGTATCAATGTT